GACCGGAGGGGCTACTGGCGGAGCCACGGGCGGAGCCACAGGCGGCGCAACCGGAGGGGCAACCGGAGGGGCAACCGGAGGGGCAACCGGAGGGGCAACCGGAGGGGCAACCGGAGGGGCAACCGGAGGGGCAACCGGAGGTGCAACAGGCGGAGCCACAGGTGGAGCGACAGGCGGCGCAACAGGCGGCGCAACAGGCGGAGCAACGGGCGGAGCGACCGGAGGGGCTACTGGCGGAGCGACCGGAGGAGTTACTGTAGCGGCTGTATACGCGGACACCGCAGTGTCAAACTGCGCCGCAGTAATGCCCTGCGAAAGCGCAAGATCGCGCAGTTGATCCGGGGTGTACCCCTGAGCCAGATACCGACTGATCGTAGCCGTTACATCTTCTTGACTGTAAATAGGAGCCGCAGGGGGCGTGTACGCCGTGCTATCACCCCCCGAGTCTTCCATTTCCTGCTCAGAAAGCAACTGCGCCATGATCAATCCGTCAGGTCAAGGAAGTCGATGGCACCGATGGCGTCACCAGTCGTGGCCCCCGAAACAGTTCGGATAGCCAAGGTAAACACATCACTCACGCCCGCAAGGCTAACGCCCAGTTGCAGGTCGAAGTTGTACCCGGTTGGAGCAAGCGAAGTGGCGCGACCCTGGGCCGTGGACGAAACATAGTCGTGCAGGACGATTGTCCCACCCGTCACGGCACTGGCCGTCACATCGTAGTCCACATGGGTGAAGTCGGTCGTGTTGTACGAAGCGCCGGTCAGGGTGGCGTTCTTCAGAAGAACCACCTCGTAGTTCTGGTTTGTCAGCGGGAATACCTGAACAGCCTGCGCCAGCACCACTGCCCCAAGACTGTCAGAGGCCAGCCGGATGGACACAAGCGGCAGAAAGGTTGTGCTGATGCTGCCAAGGACAGATGTGCGCCGTGCAAATTGATTGATTGCCGCCTGCTGATACCCGGCCTCGGAGATCACCGTTGAGCAAATCTGCTTAAGCGTGACGGCTGTGCCAATCGTGTCGGTGGCTTTAATCTCATACCGCACCGGAAGGATGGCGGTGGTCATGTAGACCTTGTTCAGATCGTTGGCGTTGTTGAAGGTGTGGCAGATGATGTACTGACCATCAATAATGAAGCCACATCGGACAGATCCGACCCCAAGCCATTCAAAGTCCATGAACAGGATCTGAGACTTGGTGAGATCAAGGGTGTAGCCTGAGTCACCCGTTCCATCCAACTTGTCGCCGTTCCAGTCTGCCTGATTGACCGTCCGGGCGTCACTCGGCGTGCCGGAGGTGTTGGTACGCAGGACAAAGGAGATGGTCGAGCCTGACTGCTGAAGAAACACACCGTTCTCGGTATTGAAGTAACCCACCCGTTGGCGCAGGTTGGTCTGAGCCGTTCCCATGACAAAGGTGCCCATGAAGAGCAAGCCCTTGCCCGGCTGATACGGCATCACTCGATAAGACTGTCGCACAACTTCTGAGCCCGAGGTCGTGGTCACATTCAGGTTGACCGTGGACTCATCTAGGCTGTAAGTGACCGTTCCGCCCGTGGCGGTGGACTCGCTGAACTGGGTATCCTTCTGGTAGCGGTTCTGGCTGTCAAAAATGGTCAGCGGATTGCTAACGCGCAAACGCCCAAAGGCGTCAACATTGCCGCCTGTGTATGTGACTGGGATGGGTGATGTTGTAGCCAAGATAGCCCTCAGTACAGCGTCCAGACGGTTGAAGTACAGGCGCAAGACATTGTTGAACTGCTCCTGATACCGTGACTCGTAGTCAACCGGCGCAAGAGGCAGGTTGGGCGGCGGCGGAACAATGACATCTTCAATGAGCAGACTCATCTGCGGCCATCCATGCGGACATCAATCCGAGGCGAGCCCAACTGCCACGTAACGCCAAGCGCCGTGGACTGGGCCTTCATGATCATCTGACGCCCGCGCACCCGGATGTAGACGATATTGGTGAACTTTTCAATCGGCACCGTGGCTGTACGCGTGACCACCGCACTGCTTGACCCGCCTTCCGACTGCGGGTCGTTGAACCCGGAACCCGATCCCTTCATGGGGATGAGCGTCATAGTGAGCGAAGGGTTATCTACAGTCGATCCCTGGAAGGTCACATCAGGCACCATCCGCCACACGAAGCCGAAGTTTTGCCCGTCCTCGATGTCAAACTCGGCAGACTCGATGTAGGCGTTGATCGCGGTGGGGGTGCCGGTCTCGTTGTCGTCCACACCCAGTTCGTGATAGACCAAATTGTTGCTGTAGGTCGCAGCGATGGGGTAGTCCAACAGCCCGGAATCCAACCAAGCGGTACGGCCAATGGTGCCGTAGTGCCAGATCTTTTCGATGTAGTTGTAAACAACATACTTGTCGTTTACCGTGGAGTTGGCAGAAGGGTAGAACCACCAGACCTCGTTGAAGCCTTCGTTCGTCCCGGCATACACCTGAGCCGCTTGAGACTGGTTGAAGTCGCCAAACACATGCCGACGCAGATCGCAAGGCAGCGTTTGAACACGACCGTCGTACTGATAGAACTTATCTACGCCCATCCAGTACACGACACCCGATGCAATCACAGCAGCGTTCTGCCCCTCAATCGAGATGTTGTCACCCAAAAGTTGAGCGCCCCACACACCCGCCTGCGCTCCAAGGTACTGGAGTGAATACAAGGCCGAGTCCGTCCAAACCACGATTTCCTGCCGGGTCTGAACTGCTGTGACGATCTCTGAGCCGTGAGACAGGCGCAGGCTTCCCGCTTGGTTGGTTGCCGCAGGTGTCCAGTTAACTGCGCTTTCCTGATCCGACCACCGAATAAGCATAGGGTCAATCGTGACGCTGCCAATATCGTTGCATCCAAAACAGAAGACAAATCGGCTGATGTCGGAGATGTAAATGTAGTTTTGAATGGTTGGGACATTTGAAGCGCCAGCCAAAGAAGAAAGCAAAACTCCACGGTTGGTCAGCCCTGTCGTTGCATCCCAGTAATAAATGCCACCCTTGCGAGGGCCAAAAATTAGGTCTTCACCAAAGTTATCTTGGCTCCAAAGACGAATTGCCGTCTCCGTAGTGCTGGAAACGCCCACACCCCAAGGCCCGACCCCCCAAGCCCCTGCGCCCCATCCAGTCAAGGGGACGACTGTGGCGGGGCCGACGCTGATTTGATACTCTGCTACTACCGCAGAACCCCCTGTAGCCCCTGCCGCCACAGCCGAAGTCGTGGTAATGGAGTAGGAGTTGGCGGTGAGATAAGTCACCACAAACTCTGCATTGAGCAGCGAGGCATAAGTACCGGTGACGCCACTGAAAGTTACATAGTCTCCGGTGGACGCGCCGTGGGAGTTGGCGGTAACCGTTACCGTCGTGGTGCCGTTACCTGTGAATGGATCAGTGCCGAGCGTGGTGGTGGCGCGAAGCGGCGTAATGTCGTAATACGCGCCCCCGTTCTGGATGTAGTACTTGAGGTTGGTTCCAACGCCAACCAAATTCTGATTGGTAAGCGTAACCCAGTTCCAAAGGGAACGGCATACACCAAGAAAGGTGTTGGCCGAGATCCGCGCCCATCCACCGATTTTCTCGGGCGTGCCTTGACGAAAGCGAACCTTGTCGCACTCATACCAACCGTTCTCGTTGGTGTAACGGGTGTTCTCTTTGTTTACACCAGCCTTGAGGGTGAGTTTCTTGAGCGGCATGGTCGTATTCTCGTGTCAAGACAAGAAAAGGGCAATCTCCGCCTCACGGCGTTTTACCAGACCCGGCAGGACTTTGCCACCCCCGGTGATGAAATTCATGAAGCCTTTAGCCGCCGCTTCCCATTCACCCCGGTTGGCCTTGATCCTGATCTGGCTACGCTGGAGGTTGCCTAACCCGGCATTAAAGGAAAAAGAGACCAGAGCGTCAAAAGAGCCTTGACGCCCAAGTACAGTGGGAACATGTCGAAGAACACCGCGTTCAAACACGACGACATCAGCATGGAATAGTTCGTCGATCTCCGTCTTAGTCCAGACACGGTTGTCCTCCGGTCGTAGCGGGAACTCACTCCTAAGCATCCCGGTGTAGCCTTCCTTGCGCACGGACGGCAACTTGATCTGCTCTTGGTACAGCACATGGCCGTACCCAATCGTCCAGATGTGGGCGGGGCAGAGGTAGGGTTTACTCCTAAACCCCTCAAACCTGTGCATCAGGTCTTCTCCCGCCTTGCTGAGTTTCACTTCTTGGCCCAACCCCGAGAACCGAACCAAAATCCAATGATGCCGCCAAGCATCGCCATTTCATCGGTGCTAAAAATCAGGTCGGAGTACTGGATCACATCGTCAATGCTCTGAATCAAGCCGGGATGGTTCCACAGATACCACGCCATGAAGGCGTTGATTGCCACTAGTTCAAGCACGAAAATGTAGGT